GTCTCTCTAGATAATTGGTTGCTGCATTTGCTGTTGCCATTTTCTACTCCTATGTTCTTGGTCTGGCGGGTAAACCAACTCTGTTTGCGTCTGTATTCTCTCTTGCTTCTCCCAAATCTTTCAAGCGTTCCATATATTGCAAGTATGTATTATTATAGTTTTGAATAACATCTGTCTCGCCCTTCATAAAAGTATACGCTTCAATCAAAGATCCATACAACAAAGCAAAAGGAGCATTAGTGCTAATCCAAGTGGTACCACTATCAGCCCCTGCTGTTATACTAGTGGGCCTATAATAGTAATGTAATTCTATTGTGTAATTACTATTTGGTGTTGGCGCTAACATAAAATTGTTTTCATCAAATCTTGCATAATATTTTGGAAGTCCAGTTGTTGAGGCTGCTGGCGTATATTCTCTTAAATAATTAACATCTTTTTGCAGTAAAAAACTTTCAGACCCAGCAGTTGTTATTTGTAAAGAAAAAGATGCAAGATAGTCACTAGGAACCGTTAAAAATTGATCTGATGAAGTCAAAGCACTCGTTACATTTTTTCTAAATATATCTAGATCTACACTTTTGAATATTTTTTCTTCTGCTGCTTTTATAAAATTATTTAAATTGTTAACGAAAGTAGTTTCACTATTATCTGTGTAATCTTGTATTGCTGTTTTTAATGTTGCTAACGTAAAACTCATATCATGCACTCACCGTTGTTGGCCCAGCTGTAGCTCGACTACCGCCTCCTACAATACCTCCTATTGTAGCTGTTTGTCCATTAGCTGTAAATGTATAAGTATCTGTCGTTGCAACCGTGATGCTGTAGCCAGCAGATTGCTCTAATACAGCCTTTGTAAAACCATCAAAGCCATTTACTGTTCTAAATCTAACAGTATCTCCCGTAGTTCTACCGTGACCAAATTCTCTTACAGTTATTACGCCTGATCCTGAAGAACTAGATATAAAAGGATTTAAAACTAAAAGAACCTCCACGTCATTTTCTGTTCTGCTAGGTCTAGCATCTCGTAAAGCCTCGGCATCTGAAACGGTTCTAAACGGGCCTAATTGGGGATGTTTGGCTTCAAATTCATCAGGACCCACTAAAGAACCGTTCCATTCCTTTTTTAAATCACGGTATCTATATTTCATACCTGATCTATCCGATATACCAAAAGCGTGTTTACCTGTTGCAAATCTTGCCATTAATTAGACCTCAAATAAGCATATTGTGGACTTACAGTAAAGCTTGATCTATCACGATCTTCTCCCATCGCTCGTTCAAACTCTTCCTCGTAAATAGCTTTTAACATTTGTGTTCTTTGAGGTGCTTTTTTCAAAGAGAGGTAATACGCTAATCCTGCCGTTAAACATGGGTAAAATCTAAACGGAACATCCATAGTATTAACTTGAGAGTCTACATCTTCAATTCTTGTCAAAGCATCATAATGTATAACATCTGTGCTGTTCTCAGGAGTAGGCCATATTTTTAAATTAGGAGTTATCTGACGATCTAAAAAAAATTGTGTAGGTCTACCTGTGGTGCTCTTATTAGGAACAGCTAAATCATCTGATCTACTTACTCTATTCATAGAAAAATCTGTGCCAGAACGTCTTACAACTAAATTTAAAATATCTATTACATCCGTTGCTAAAGAATATTCTCTAGTTCCAGAAGTAAGAGCTTGCGTTCTTTGTGTTATAGTCCACTGATTTAGACCTCTGTTTGCCCACTCTGCGAACATTAAATTTAAAGATCTTCTAGCTGTAGTTAAATCATAACCTGTTCTTATCTCTAAACCACATCTTTCATAGGCTTCTTCTACATATTCTGCGGCATCAGGTTCAAAGTTTGTTGAATTAGATGTTGCCATATCATGTCCTTACTTTTGTTTTTTTACGTCTATCAGACATGACAACACCACAACCTCTTGCAACAATAGTTCCTTTTTCTGTCTTACCGTTATAAGGTCTTTTAGCTTTAGTTGACGTTACTGCTCCGCCTGATCCCATTTTTTTAACCTTTGCAGGTTTAGTGTTTGCAACAAAAGTTTTACCTTTTGCGCCTTCTCTTTTCTTTTTACGAGCTGTTGCAGCTCGTTGTGATTTAGTTAAACTGTTGGCTTTTGATCTAGGCAAACACCTATCAGGATTTTTTTTATCCTTTGAAGTCCCACATTTTCCCTTGATTTTCCCATCAGTTCCTATGCGAACCCAATCTTGTTTTACCCAATCTTTAAGTGCACCCATTATTTTTTACCTTTTGCGCCTTTAGCATAATTAGGATCTTTACAATACTTTGAAGCAGCCATATTTGCATATGCGCTTGGATATGTATCAAAAGTTCTTTTAGCCCAAGCTTTTCCAGCAGGACAAATTTTACTTCCTTTAGATTTTTTTGAGGCAGCTCCACCCCTTTTAAAATAAGTAACATTTAATTTAGAAGGTTTGGGTCCTGTTCTTACTACAGATGTCATGTTTTTCTCGCTTTCCTAATCTGTTCTTTACCTTTTTTAAAAATATTAGCCACTTTATTTTTTTTCATAACCTTTGCTCTTTGCTCACCAACAGTAAGTATTTGTATCTTTCTCGCAAATGGTTTATCAATTTTTTTAACTTTCGCAACTGTTGCTCTTGCGTCTGCTTCTGTGGCAAACTTGATACTAACGGTGTCTTTTGGATTCTCATCCGTGTATAATCTTCTACCTGAACCTTTTGGTTTTTTTCCTGTTCCAACTTTAGGATCTTTTTCTTTTGCCATTTTTTAATAATCCAGATAATACTTTCGATTGACCCGCGTGAGCTTTTGAAGCTTTTTTTAATTTATTTGCAACTGTTTTAATTTTGCGTTTTGCTTTTCCTGTTAATACCATTAGTTACTCATCCCTATAAATATAGACACAATTCCTATCAACTGTAAAACAGCTCCAAAAATAATAGCCCATATACGGGCATCAATCTTATCTATTTGTTTTTGTAAATGCGTTAAATGGTTACTCTCAAGACGATCTATCGTATCTTCAAGAATAGCCATTCTCTTATCTAAATCATGCATAAAATCTTTTTCTCTTTTAGTAGCCATTAACACTTCCACCTTCTTCTAGTTTGTCTCAAACGACTATTAGGATTTTTAGCGGCCTTTGGAAATTTTTTCATTTGTCCCGCAGACCTAGCACAAAAAGACTTTCTTCTTTTTGCATCCTTGCTACCTTTTTTTACTTTACCTGTAACAGCTGTTTGTAATTTACTCCCAGGATTATCTCTTCTATATTTTGCAACACCTGCTTTAGTCATTCCCGCCCCAGCTTTAGTAGGGCGGAAATATTTTTTAGTTTTAGGCGGCTGTTTGTCTTTTTTCCTAGCCATTTAGGACAAAAACACCGTCAGTTTGTTACCACTGCCTGTAAAGGCAGAAAGATATGCACCACTCTCAGCTAATATACCGTTGTCTGGAATATTAAGAGTGTGTAATCCAGTAGGAAAACTTTGCACTATCAAGTCACTTCCACCATTGCCGTTTGTTATAGTTAAAGCACCAGCAGAGTTTCCAAATACTACTATTTGTCTTATTCTTGATCTTGCTGGCCCTATCAGGGCCGCTGACGCTCCTTGATTAACATTAAAGGCTTTTACGTCAGATCTAGTTCCAACCATACTCTTCTCCTAACTAAGCTTCGTAACCCATTAATTCAATTAACAATTTACCTGCTGTATAATCAGCATCTGTCGTATCACCAAGTGTCAAGTATAAAAACTCATCAGCTGCTGGAACAGCTGTGAAGAAAACTTTACTACCTAATGTTGCATCACCAGCGTTAACTAATAATGTTTCAGTTAAACTAGAAATTGCTCCATCTTCAACACCTGTGCCCTCTGTGGCAGAATGCACGTTAATGTCTGGGTCACCACCTGCAGGCGCTTCAAAACATTCCATACTACCTGTTAAGATTGTGCCGTTTCTAGCAGCTGTAATCTGTCCTATATGACAAACATTAGATGTTCCATTCACACCAATTATATCACCAGATGCAGTTGATCTTAGACCAGTTAAATCTATTAATATCCTTGTTGTTATAATACCACCTGATCTCATAACAGAACTTCTATAAATAGTTCCTGTTCCACCTGTAATACCAGTGCCAGCTTCTACAGGCATTGTGTTAGCATCAAAAGACGCTATACCGCTTGAGTCAATGCTTGATTGTGTTGTAAATGCTCCAGTTGTGGCGTTTTTACTTATAGTTGTAAAACCACCTTCTGATCGGACTGGACCCGAAAAAGTTGTATTAGCCATGTCAATCTCCTTGTCTTGGCAAATGTCGAAGTTAATTCTTCGTCAAGGTTAAATTTATTATACACAAAAAAAGAAGGGCGGCAAGTGCCGCCCTTAAACTGATGCAATTAGTTGCTTGGAGGCTACGCTGCACCAGGTGTTCCGAATAAACATCTCCAGTCTGAAAAACCAAAGCTGTATCTCTCTCTAGCTTTAAAACGCATATTTCCAGTGTCAAAGTCACCTTCCATAGCTGTTTTAATAGCTGCACGGTTAAAATATTTTAGACCGTTAGGAGCATCTGTCTTGATAAAGAATGCATCGGTGTCTGTTAAGAAATGGTTAACAACGGCACCTTCAGGTATCATTCCCATGTTCTTAATAGCGTTTGCATCATTATCTGCAGTTCCTACTCTTAAATTACTGTTTAATACTCTTTCAGCAATAAATTGTAATTCTTTTGGAATTATCAACTTTGTGCCTCTAACAGCAATTTTCAAGCCTCTTTCATCTTGAAAGCCTGCAATATCAATCAAAGCTTGCTCTAGCGAAGTCTCGTTCAAGTCTGCCGCTGTAGACAAAATGTTACTTTGATTACCGCTAATTGTTGGATGCGAACTACTTAGCAACGCAGCTCCGTCACCACCTGCAGTTGCTCCTGCAGTAAAAGCGTTGTTTAACACAGCTGCAGCTTTAATTTGCTTTGTCTGTGCCATTGATCTTGCTAACGCTTTTGTGTAACGGCCTGCAAGTCTGTCATAAAGATTATCTTCAATAGCTTCTTCTGTAATTGAGAAAGCTAATGCAATAGTCTCATGTGTGTATCTTGCAGTGAAGGTTTCTTGTGCGTCATCAAAGCTAATTGTTCCACCCTCTGACTTAGACGGTGCAGTTGAAAAGCCTGCTAACATCACTTCTTCTTCAAACGCTCTATCTGATGATTCCTCATCAAATATTTCTGCGTGCTCATTTTCATATCGATCGTACTCTAGACCAAACAGCGCGTTAAGTCCAGGTTCTAGCTCTTTAGCTAATTGTGCTCTTGAGATAGCCATTTTCTAACCCCTTCCTATATGCCTGTTGTAGCGAAGGTACCAACCGCCGCACTTGTGTTAAGATTATAGTGACCATTTAATCTTACGATATACTGATGACCTAATGCAGAATAGTCTTCATTAGCTTCATCCTCGTAAAGACCAACAATCCTCACATCTAATGTATTAGTAGTAGCAGCTGAACTGATGTCTAACAAGTCACTAGATTTACCTGTTATAGTGCTACCATTATTTACACTTGCCATGTCACAGTTAGCAAAAGTATCAGCAAGAGCCGTTGCTCTATCTGTGTTAGTGCCATCTGCTACCACAACAAAAAGTTGCATAGGATCGTCAAATACGAATGCTTTCACAGGAAAATTTGTGTCAACACTCACGTTGTTTGATCCAGGCCAATAGTTTTTAAAGGTAGTTTTTCCAGTTGTAGAGTCTACAAATTCTACACCACCTAATACTCCTAATGGGGACACCGCTTGATCTGTACAAGCAATGGTTCCACCAGCTAACGGAATAACAATCCCGCCATTGTATATGGCTGTTGTATAGTTGTTTGCAATCTCATACTGTGTAGTGGCATTGTTAAATGGATTACCACCTACCTTACCTATCGGACGAAGACCAAAACCAGCAGTTAAATTATTTGCCATTTTACTTTACTCCAATAATGGGGGCCATCCTATTCTTTTTTAGGACCGCCAAAGGTTACACGAGATTGACGATCAGGTCTATTGATCGTCATGGTTGAATGTGCGTTTTCTCTCATCATATCCTGATCCACTGCTTGCATCTGATCTGCTTTCCTTTGATTAAAGTATGCAGTTCTTTCTGCTATAGTTTCTTCAGGCATGCGAGCTAAAACTAACCCACCTACTCCGAAAACACCTTCATACTTACCCGAATCTACTACTGGGGCTTCAAAATCTGGATATTCATCTGCTCTAACGAGTTCCCAACCTTCTCTAAGCTTTGCGGAAACATTCTTTGTATCGTTAAAGCCACGAGTTTCTGCTCTTACCCATCTATGTTTGAAACCATCTGGTGCGGGTGGTGCATCCAGCATGGATGGTGGAGCCCACGGCTTACGCGCTGCCGCCTTCTCCCTTGTCTGTGTTGCGCGAGGAGTCCTCTTAATAGAACCTTCAAACATATCGTCTTGCTTTTCCATAATTTTACTCCTTAACGTATTTTGCGTATTGTTCTAGACTTACTCCCAGTTTTTTCGCCATAGCTACTTGTCTTTGAGTTAGTCTAACCTTAGTCCCACTACTGCGCCCAGAGTTACCAGAGGATCTGTTAACAGAAGCAACCGTCTGGGCGGGTCGTTTACTCTGAGATCCTTCCTTAAACTTGTGAGGAAATTCTTCCTTCATTCGTCTATCTAAACTATCATAGTACTCATCGCTCTTTGGGTCAATCCCCTCTTGTTCGACAAGTTCTTTATGAATACCAAAAGCTGCATAAGTCATAGCGCTATCTTCGCCAAACCAGTCATTCCGTTGAGCCCAGCTTTCTGCCTTTGGATCAGGCCTTGCTGGTGCTTGAGGTGCTGTTTGCTGGGCTATAGACGGTGCTGGAGCCTGCTTTTGTCTTTTTTCGTTAGCAGCCTTAGCCTGTGAGGCTCTATCGGCTTCTACGGCTAACTGTGTCATTTTTCTTTGAGCAGCTACCGCTGCCTCTGTATCACCAATCTCCATAGCATTTCTAAGAGCTGCTTCTGTTTGAGCCATGTCTGATTCTACGCGACTAGAATACTGGTCAACGTAACTGGTGTCCATTTGATTTAGTTTTTGAGCTAATTGTTGGTTTTCTTGCTCTTTTTGCTTTGCAAAGCGAAGCGCTTCATCAGCATTTTTTTCAGCCTCACGCATTTTTTTCGTAAGGCGGTTAATCCTTTTTTGAGTTTGGTTCTCACTTTTCTTAAATTCATCTTCAGTTTCATTAGTTTCATTGGCATCAACCTCTACATCAGCTGTCTCCGCTGGTTTATCGACCGTAACCTCAACGTCAGGACCCTCTTCTTCTCCTAAGTCCAAATCTAATTCTGCTTGTGCTTCTTTTCCACTCATAATTACCTCATTAATAATGTAAAACGTCTTCAGGGTCCATTATTTTTGCTAAAATCTCATCATCGTTCAAGATTCGTACTTCTCCGCCATCTATTTTAAAACGAGATCCTGCATATCGGGCAAACATTACCCAATCCTTTTCTTCACACCAAGGGCCTGTGGGAAATTTTTCTGTATCTTTGTATGCCAAAGACCCTGCTTTTAATACATAACCAACTTGTGTGGAAATCTGTCCCTCTTCTACAATCTTATCTGGTAATAAAATACCGCCTTCAGTTTTACCTTTACCTCTGTATGGTAATATCAAAAGCCTCCACCCTGTAGGCTTAGGCATTCTTTCTATCAAACTCTTTTCTATTAAACTTGGATCTAAAACCCTGTCATTGGGGTCTACATATGTTTTATTTAACTCGGTGGCTGTTGCTTCCATCACTCTTCCTCTTGTTCTTTTTTATCTAAAAGATTTTTTACTTCTTCTTCTAAATAATTTAAAGATCTCAACTCTCCCATCAGACCTTTGTAATGTTCCATATTTTTTACATTATCAAATTCTAAGGTGTCGCGAATCAATCCTCTTCTTTCATTTATAAGCCTAAATACAGCTTGTGCAAGATAAATCTCATTCATTTATATAAAAACCCTATATTTTTCTATTCTGTCCTATAATCTCTTATATCGTCAGGCTTAGTTTCGCATATAGGGCATCTATATTCAACAAATTTCATAATTCCTGCAAAAGGGATTGGTTCTTCTACTTCTTTTTTAACAAAAGCTATCTTATGTATGTAACAAATTTCATCCTTTAGTGACACGCCGTATACCCTTTACATGTTTTCTGTAAAAATAATTACCAATTTTATTAAAAAATTTAAATAATTCTAAATTTAATCTTGTCATCTTCTTACTCTACAATTTGGACAAAAGTTTCCTTCTGGGAGCTCAAAACCACATTCTGGACATTTATTTACGTTCTTCATGTCTTTTTTCTCTTCATTGGTTTTTTTGCTGTCTTCTTAGCTTGAGCAAAATTTTTAGCTGTAGGCGCTCCTTTTGCACCTTTGCTTCTCATTTTCTCGCCGCTTCCTGCAGCTATTCTTTTTCTTTTTTTATTTATATTTTCATACAAGCTCATTTTGTTAGTCCTTTCTGCTTTTCATATGTCCTGAGTCCCCCAATGCCGAGCATGCCACCGAGAACAGTTAAAAGTGTGCCCATATCAAATTCAGGCAGCTCTGGTAGTTCTGCACCCGCAAAACTTGCACCAAATATAATTAAATCTTTTATTATAAAGTGATAGGCAAAAGCTATCGCACAGACCCACCCAACTGCTGGCCTCCAGCCGCCCTTGAATATAGAACCGCTTGCAGCTTCTGCTTTGTTAATCTCTAACTGAGCAAGCAAAGCCTCCTGCGCATGTTTTTCAGACATGGTGGCTATCTCGTGGGCGAGCTTCGCCTTCTGATCTGCGTCTGGTATAAATTTATCTAGAAGTCCTGTTACTGGACCTATCAACGCTTGTAACATTATTTAACTCCATTCTTTGCCATGTAAGCACTTGTCCCCATGTAGGTGCCAACAATACCCGCTCCTGATATGTAAAATAAATTAGATATATCTGCTAGGGCTTCAACACGTTCAATAGGAACTATAAACATAGCAACTGTAAATACACCCATACCAATCAAAGTGTATCTTGCCATGCGTAATTGCGCTAAGTTTTTTCTAAGTTTTGTTTCTGTTTCTTTGATTTCTTTTGCTTGCTGTAGTTCTTCATTGGTAATTTCGTTGTCACCGTCAAGATCGTATTCATCTAGTATGGAACCTTTTTGTAATTTTTTCTGCACCATCAGTATACTTTTACCTTATCAGAATTGATACTCGGAACTAACTTACAAATACACTCGTATGTAACACTTTGACCCACCTCATTCTTGTACTCCTGCTTACTTAAAAATTTTGTGTAGTAAGTACAATCATTGACAGACTTAAAATACACGGCTCCCTGAGCTACACCATTCATATAACAGGCAAGCATGAAAGCCGTCACCATTACATCAAGTCTTTGTAATAACTCATGTCACCGCGCACGCTGTAAACCTCACCGCCGCCTGCCATCTTTACAGGTTTAACTTTATCACCATGACCCTGCTTAATTAAAAACTCTTCAAAAGACATAGTATCTGATGCTGGTCCATCAAAATATTCTTCTCTTAAATCTTTTTCAGTTCTTTTGTCACCTTTTTTAGCCACCTTGACCTCCTTGTTGTTTCATTTGCTCTCTTCTCTCAGCTGCATTAATCCTTGCCGCAGTCTGCTTCTCCTGACTTTCTAGTCTCTTATCAAACTGTGCATCTCTTTGTGCAACCTTCTGCGCTTCAAGTCCAAGTTTCTGCCTGTCAATCTGAGCATCATTCTGTTCAGCTTGAGCCTTAACCTGTAACTCCTTCTCCTTCAACTGTACTAACGGATCAGGCTTGCCCGCTCCAGATAGTTCAGCACTCAAGGCCTTCAATCTAGACATACCCTCAGCTACATACTGAGCTGTCTTAGCCTCCAAGTCAATCATCTGCTCCTCTGATACAGCCTCACCACCGCCAGCTTGTATCAAATCAACAGCAGCTCGCTCACGAGCTCCTATCTTTACATGCTCCATGATGTGCTTCTGTAGAGCCACAGCCATCTGTGGTGACTGTGCTACCAGAGGTGTAGAACCAAAAACCATGTGAGCCATGATGTGAGCTTCGTGATCCTGTCCTTCAAATGCCACTAAACTTATCTGATCAAGAACATCTATGTTCTCCTGTGCAGGATCTTTTGGTACAGCTTCAGGTTCAGGTGTTCTCTTCAATATTCTGTCAATATCTCTTACACCCAACGCCTCATACATATCTCTAAACACTTCATATAAGTTGTGCATATCAGGCGCAGCTGTCGCAAGCTGCATCTTGGTTTGTGCTAACGAGATCCTTTGTGCCTGACTAAATATATTAGGATTAGATACAGGTAACACATCTACACGGTCATCAAAGTCAGTTCTCTTTATACTGCCATCAACACCTGTAATACTATATGGATACTCGTCAGGTAAAAACTCTGCCATGACATTAGATAACAACTTAAACTCTAACTTCATCGCATAGTGCAATCTCTTATGAACAGCAGACATGACCCGTGAGCCCTGTTCCAACATCGCTATAGTAGTACCCACAGCTGCCTGTTGATTGCCATCGCCTACTTTTAAATCTGTTATGGTAGCAAATCTTTGTCCTGCATTAACTACAAAGCCTAATAAGCTCATCAAAGTCTGGTCAGGTCCCTTGAATGGTAAAGACATCAAGCTTGCTTTAATATCACCCCCTGGGGCATCTACATCTCTAAACTCTCCAGGCTGTAAAGGCTCATCATCATCCCTGATCCGTAGGCCGCGGGCCTTAAATCCTGCTGGCAAGTTCGATAACGTACCTGCATCAATCAACTGTCTCAACGCAGCAGTCGCGGTTCTTGATAAACCACCAATGGTATGTATCAAACCTAAGCCATAGAAACCAAAGCCTGGAAGAAACTTGTAATGTACAAAATATTGTATCTTCGCTTTCTTCTTGTCATCTTCTTTGTAGTTCCTGCGAATCGCCAGTATCTGGCCATTATCCTGTGATATGGTGACAATATACGGTACCTTAATGCCTGTTGGCTCACCGTCCTCGTCCATCTCTTCGTAACCTTCAAGATCCAGATCTACATGACACTCTAATAATGTACAGTCATAATCTATCTGAGATGGATACATACCATCTATTCTCTCAATCTCGTCAGCTAAACTACCAGAATCAGACTGAGCTGGTATCACAGGTATGTCTTTGTAAAAACCAGATACCTGTCTCTTTCTCAAATCATTCAAGCTCATCTTCAGAACCTGTGTGATGTTAGGACAAGTTTCTAAATCAGTCGTGTTGTACGGCACAATCAAATTTTCTGCAGGGACAAACTTACTTACAGCTCGGTCCAAGTTCTCATCATAGTAAACTTTCTTGAACGTACTACCTGCTAGAGGTAAATAAAACAGCATCTGATCTAACTCAGGCGTGTACTCTTCCATAATACAGGTTATGTAATAGTTCATAAACTCCTTTACACGTTGAGCTTGGTCTTCTTTTTCAGGAGTGCTTGAGCCAAGCACAGTTGTTCGCACGGGTCCAGTGGGCGGCAACAATTCATTAAAGGCTTGAGCTTGGAACTGCGTAGCGGACTCTGCAAGCAAGGGGTGCGTGACACCGCTGGCTCCTCTGAAAGGCTGTGACCTCTCTTCGTAACTAAATCCCAACAACTCCAAACCGTTAGCGAAAGCATCTTCCCACTAC